ATCCTAAAGAGATTATGCAGAAAGAGATTGCGCGTTATACCAAAGAAAGTATTGATACAAAAAGAGCGATGGGCGAACTTGGACATCCAGACGGACCCACTGTTAATCTAGACCGAGTATCTCATATGATTACCTCACTGAGAGAAGATGGAGACAACTGGATTGGTAAAGCCAAAATTCTAGATACTCCTATGGGCAACATTGCTCGTAATCTTATCGAAGAGGGCGCTCAACTAGGAGTAAGTTCTCGTGGACTGGGTTCACTCAAAGAAAAAAATGGTATCAACGAAGTTCAAGATGATTTCATGCTATCAACCGCTGCCGACATCGTATCAGATCCATCTGCACCAGATGCTTTTGTGCGAGGGATTATGGAAAACAAAGAGTGGGTCATAGTCAATGGAGTATGGCAAGAACGAGAAATTGACATGGCTAAAGCAATCATTACTAAGGCTTCGTCCCGTGAACTGGATGAAGCGAAGTTACATGTCTTCAGTTCTTTCATGGACAGACTGTCGAAAATTTAAGATTGTATAAATATTATCAGAAACATAATCCTCAAAAGGAGAAAAACAATGAATGTTGAAAGTAAAATCAGAGATTTTCTAGCTAAGGACAAAGCAACACCTGTCCTCAGCGAAGAGACTATCGAACTGGACGAGAAAGCAGGTTTGCCTAACTCTAAAGATGTTGGCGACAAGACTGCCCCATCTCAGGGTGACTCAGCCGCTGCCCCAAGTGAAGACATGAGTGGATCAGATCCCACTGGTGGCTTGACTTCTGTTAATAAGGCAGCCGCAAAAGCTAAGAAAGATGGCACTTTACCTAAAGGTGCTGGAGCAGGCGATGCAATTAACTACGAAGATAAAGTAGATCCAAAGACTGTTGTTGCACAAGCATCATCTGCTGGCGTTAGAGAAGAAGCTGAGTCTGAAGAAGAAGTAATCGTAGAAGACGAAGTGGCTGAAGACGCAGAAGTAATTGCAGAAGCCGATGAGGCTTTGTTCGCAAGTGATGTTGACGCATTATTCGCAGACGAAGAAAATCTAACAGAAGAATTCAAAGTCAAGGCTGCCGGTATCTTTGAAGCAGTCGTAACGGCTCGTATCGCTAACGAAATGGAAGCGATTGAAGCAGAATTACAAGAAGAAGTTCAGCTCCAGCAAGAAACATTTAAGTCTGAGTTAGTTGAGAAGGTTGACTCTTTCCTTAACTACGTTGCTGAAAACTGGATGAAAGAGAATGAACTTGCCATTGAGCGAGGTCTCAGGACTGAAATCACTGAAGACTTTATATCTGGAATGAAGACTTTATTCGCCGAACACTACATCGAAGTTCCACAAGACAAGTATGATGTACTGGGCGAAATGCAGGACAAAATTGACTCTTTGGAAACAAAGTTAAATGAGTCCGTTGAAGAGAAGATTACTCTTACTACCGAGAAGACATCTTTCCAACGCAAAGCAATAGTAACTGAAGCATGTGAAGATTTAACTCTTACTGAATCAGAAAAATTTGCAAAGCTAGTAGAAGATATTGACTTTGGTAGTGAAGTTATTTTCGCTGAAAAAATTGCTGTTGTCAAGGAAAATTATTTCCCCAAGCAAACAGTCGTTTCCGAAGAAAAACTGGATGATACTGTAGACGGTGAATACCTTGCTGAAAGTAATTCCGGTATGAATAAATACGCTCAGGCAATCTCTAAATCAGTTCTTAAATAACTCAACTGTATAAATAATAAGACTACACTCAAATAGGAGAAACACAATGTATCTTTCTGAACAACTTCAAGAGAAATGGGCTCCAGTTCTGGACCATGATAATCTTGGCAAAATTACTGACCCTTACCGTAAGGCAGTTACTGCTGTCGTATTGGAAAACCAAGAAAAAGCGTTGCGCGAAGAGCGTAACATTACAGAAGCAACCCACGTTAACGCTACTGGCGCAAACGTAGATAACTACGATCCTATCTTGATCTCACTGGTTCGTCGGTCACTTCCTAACTTAATGGCATATGACGTTGCTGGTGTTCAGCCAATGACTGGTCCTACTGGTTTGATCTTCGCTATGAAGTCACACTACACTAATCAGACTGGTGCTGAAGCACTCTTCAACGAAGCTGACACTGACTTTGCTGGTGGCGGAACTCACGCTGGATCTAATCCCGTAGATGGAACTTACACTACTGGTGCTGGTATTGCTACAGCTACTGCTGAAGATTGGGGCGGAGCTACTACTATGAACGAGATGGCTTTCTCTATTGAGAAGACCACTGTTACTGCTAAGTCTCGTGCATTGAAAGCTGAGTACACTGTTGAATTAGCACAGGATCTTAAGGCTATCCACGGTTTGGATGCTGAAGGCGAACTGTCTAACATTCTTTCTCAAGAAATTCTTGCTGAAATTAACCGTGAAGTAATTCGTACTATCTACAAAGTTGCTAAAACTGGTGCCGCATCTACTGCTACCGCCGGTACTTTCGACTTAGACGTTGATTCAAATGGTCGTTGGAGCGTTGAGCGTTTCAAAGGTCTTCTGTTCAACATTGAACGTGATGCTAACGTAATTGCTCAAGATACTCGTCGCGGTAAAGGTAACTTCATCATCACATCTGCTGATGTTGCGGCTGCTCTTTCTATGGCTGGTGTTCTTGACACTGGTTCTGCTATCAACGGTAACGGAACTCTGAGCGTAGATGATACTGGTAACACTTTTGCTGGTATTCTTAACGGTCGTTACAAAGTGTATGTTGATCCCTACTCCTCTAACACTGGTTCTGCTAGTCAGTTCTATGTTGTTGGCTATAAAGGTTCTTCTGCATACGATGCTGGTTTATTCTACTGCCCATATGTGCCTTTACAGATGGTTCGAGCAATCGATCCTGATACCTTCCAGCCAAAAATTGGCTTTAAGACTCGCTACGGTATGATTGCTAACCCATTCGTAACGCAGAGCAACGGTACAACTGACGGTGATACTTTCACTGCCGCTCGTAACCAGTACTACCGCAAAGTTAAGGTCGCTAACTTGATGTAAGCGATTCGCTTATAACAATAAGAAACCTGTAGTAAAATTTAAACCCCGGTCTTTATGACTGGGGTTTTTTTTGTTTTATAAATAATGATTAAATAGTAGTTAACAGTGAGACTTTGTTATGTTATTAATTGCGGGCGACAGTTATGCGTCAGTTGGAGAATCATACTTTTGGTACGATAATGGTTCTAGCAAAAAAGTCCAGTATCAAAGTGTACACAATAAACATTGGTGCGAACAAATTGCTTCCGCGAGTAATATGAAATATGACTGTACCGCTATTCCCGGTGGAGATATACAACACACAGTAACAGTAGCTATTGATGAAATGCAGAGAAAGAAGTACACTCATTGCATATTTCATCTGACATCGTTTGATAGAATCATGGTGACTGGTAGAGACAATGGTGATTCCAGCCGACTATCATATCTTGAAGTCCTAAGTGACCCCAGTGGTTACAGTTTTAAAGATTCTGGCTGCACCACTTCTTCTCTGTTAGACAAAGGAGATACAACATCAGATGGCAAAATTGTATATGATCCTTCTGATTTTCTAAATTATGAAAAGGATCATTTCTTACCTCTGTCCATAAACAGATTTAGGATGGCAGATCAAATGTTGAGGCTCGGCGCACTTATTGCATTTTGTAATACAAATAACATTAAGTTGTGTATAAAATCTATATTTGATGTTCCAGATCTGACTCAGCTAGAGAATCTCTTTGGAAATTTCGATCACTTTAGCATGGTTGACTGTAGTTTAGAACATAGCATGGTTGTTGCACACTACGATGTATCACAGCACAATTTTATAACAAAAATGTTTAATGAACAGCTACCAGATTTCTTGCGTATAAATAACAGTATAGTTTAAGAGTAAGGAGATAACAAAGTGGCGTTCAATCCAATTGCAACAGTAGCAGAAGGCACATTTGCGGCTAGTAACCCCAGTGAACTGGACTACTTGCGCCCAAATGGGTTTACGTTTCAGGTACACAACATGCCCAACGTATCTTTCTTCTGTCAAGCTGCCAACATTCCTGAAATATCTATGGGCTATCCTACTCAAGTTACTCCGCTAGTAGATATTGCTTATCCGGGAGACAAGCTCCAGTTCGGTGAGTTGATGATTAGATTCCTTATACAGGAAGACATGACTAACTATAATGAACTATATGACTGGCTGCGTGGTCTCGGCTTTCCAGACAAGCACAGTGAGTTCACAGACTACATCAAGAGCCAAACCTATCGCACGGCAAGTGCCAACGCCAGCTCAAGGGAAGGCATAGCACAAGTATCTGATGCAACTTTATTTGTGCTAGACTCAAATAACAATCCTAACGTGAAGATCACATTCAAAGATGCATTTCCAATCTCACTGTCTGGCTTAGACTTTGACATTGTCAACGGTACTGGCGATTACTTCATTGGTATCGCGGCATTCAAGTATAGGATATTTGAAATAGAAAAGGTAGCTTAATTGAGAAATCTATATAGAGTAAAATAGGTCGTATAAATAGTAGTAAGAATTATATTATGAAGGATGTGTGATGATATCATTGAAAGAACTCCAAGAAACGTGGGCTGAAGACTGTAAGATTGATGAACTAAATCTAGGTCGAGTCGCCACACAAGTGCCAGTACTGCACTCTAAGTACCTTAACCACCTATCAACAGCAAAACTTCAATTGAGGAAAGCGGAGGCGGCTCTTTACAAACTCAAGCGAATCAAATCACAGTACTTTAGAGGTGAACTCTCCAAGTTTGAACTTGAATCTTTAGGATGGGACCAGTATCTAGGCAACAAACCATTAAAACAGGACATGAATGACTATCTTGAATCCGATGAAGACATCATTCAGCAAACAGATAAAGTTGAATACATCCGCACAGTTACAGATTTTCTTGAAAGAGTGTTGCGATCTGTTGGCAGTAGAGGTTGGGATATCAAGAACAGCATTGAATGGTCCAAGTTCACGAAC